TGGTCTTTTACAGCGACAAGGTGTTATAAAGCGTTGGAGACACATGGAAGATGTAGTAACAAACCATGAGTTTGAAGAAATATCTGAGCAAGCATTTCAAATTTTAATGGCTGATCCAGAAGTCGAAATTACAGAGTTTGAAGAAATACTTGACCCTATGACACAAATGTCAGTATTTAGTGGCAAGTTATTAAGAACTAAAACAAAAAGCGAAACTAAAGTAGAAGTAATACCGCCTGAAGAGTTTGCTATAGATAGAAACGCAACAAGTATGTGCGAGGCTAAATATGTTAGACAAAGAAAAATGGTCACAAAAAGCGACCTCATACAGATGGGATTTGATGCAGAAAAAATTGAAAAAGCTGCCACATCTTCTGGATATAATGAATACGACTCGCCTGAAAAAGTTGCTAGGGATTTTGATGGCGATAACTATTATGATGATGACGATAACAATATTACTCCTGTTTACGATTTGCACGAAGTTTATCTACGCTTTGATAGAGATGAAGACAATTACGATGAACTTATTAAAGTCTGCAAAGTCGGTAATGTAGTTTTAAATATAGAGGAAGTAGACGAGATACCATTTGTCATATGGACACCAATAAGAATACCACACAGACTTACAGGTTTATGTCCTGCTGATGCAGCAGCACCATTACAAAAAGTCAAAAGTCAGTTGTGGAGAAACCAACTAGATAATCAATACAATCTTAATAATGGGAGGCCTGTAATAGTAGAAGGTCAAGTTGATTTAGATTCTATTATGTCTAGTAAGCCTGGCGCTCCTTATATAGTAAAACATCCAAACGCTATATCTTTTCCACAACAACCTGCTTTTGGTCAACATACATATAATATGATGGGCATAGCAGATCAAATGTTAGAACAGAATGTAGGATCTACAGACAATGCTATTAGCCCAGACATTCTACATGGAAACACAGCAGCAGGTGCTGTAAGCCAAGTATTATCAAAAAGACAAGCTAGAGTAAGATTAATAGCTAGAGAGTTTGGTGAATTTTTACGCAGAGTCTTTATGGGTATCTATGAATTAGAGATAGCTCATGCAGATGATAAAGCTATATTTAGATTAGACAATAGATTTGTAGAAGTAGATCCTAGAGATTGGAAAGCAAGAAATGACGTAACAGTTCTTGTAGGTTTGGGTAATGGATCAAAGACTGAACAATTATTCCATATGCAACAAACAATGGCGGCACAACAAGCTATGATTAGTGCAGGTGGAATGGGTATAACTGTGACACCACAACAAGTCGTACAGTTGCAAGAAGATATGGTTAGGCTGTATGATAAGAGTGCTAATGGAAGGTACTTTACAAGGCCACCAGCAGAGTTTACAGGACAGCAACAACAAGGTCCTACTATGCAAGAACAAGCTCTAATGGCACAAATAGAGCTAGAGCGTGAAAAACTAGAAATAGAAAAAGCAGAGCTTGCAATTAAACAGCAAGAGTTTGAGTTAAAAGTTAGAGAACACGAAGACGAAAACGAATTTAAGATTGCAGAGTTAAACTTGGAGGCTAGGAATGAGAGACCAGTCAAGATTGGTAGTTAGTTTAGATTGCGAAAAAACTGACATTGACAAAAAAATTAGAGTTGCAAACGGATCTGCAAGACTGATAGAAGATGAAGCAGTACAGTATCTGTTTCAAGAAATGGAAGAAAATTTATATAGGGCTTTCTCTGATTTGCAAACACCAGAACAAGGTGAGGCACTTTGGAGAGAGGTAAAGGTAATTAAAGCATTACGAGAGAACATGGAGTGGTATGCAAACCAAAGAGAAACCCTCACCAAAAAGGCGAGAGGAAGATAAACAATATTTCATCGTATCTAATGATTTAATGAATTGGATGCGAGGAGTAGCGTTCACTAAGCTAACGCTACAAGAAGTCGATGGATTTACTGATGAGTTGTTCAATGCACCAACACTTCAGCAATTCTTAGATTTACAAAAGGAAAAAAAACCTAAAATTATCACTAACTAGGACAACGCACAGCGACCCTAAAGGATATTAAAAATGACTGATGAGAATAATTCTACGGAACTCTCTATAAACTCACCAATAACAGAAGCTGCTGGAGTTGAAGCAGTATTGGGCATGATTAACCCTAAAGAATTAGGACAAGTTGAGAATGATTCTGTACCTGAAACTGAAACCGAAGAAGTTGCTAGTGAACTTTATGAGGAAGAAGTTGAAGAAACACCTGATCTAATTAATGACGATGAGCTAGAAGAAAGTGATGAATTAGAAAGTGTAGGTGAAACAAACTATGCTGATGACATCGAACTTGAAGATAGTGAATACGAATATTTAATTAATGCCAAACAATTCTTAAATGAGAATGGTCTTGATGATATAGACAAGATTAAAAGTGGCATATTGATGCAAGGTGATTATACTCGCAAAACTCAAGCGTTGGCTGATGAGCGTAAAGCATTTGAAGAAAAGCAAACACAATCTTTAGAGAAAGCAGCAGAAATGCTGGAGATTGCACAAGCTATGGTATATGGGCAAAAACCCACACATACTACTCAAGAGCTTTTACAACTCAAAGAGTCAGACCCTGTTGCTTATGAACAGGCTTTAGAAGCAAGAGTGTTATATGAGCAAAAACAATCTGAAATAGATAGTGTTGCTAAACAAGTAACAGAGCAATATCAAGCACAACAGGCAGAGCAGTTACAAGCTCAGTCAGCACAACAGGCAGAAAGACTTATACAGTTAGAGCCTAGCTTTGCAGACCAAAAGGTTGCACAAGAAAAAGTTAGTGTTATGTCTGAGTATTTTGAAAGTGTAGGCGGTGATCCTGCAATTTTAAATACAGTAAACGATGCTATAGTGTTGAAAGTATTGCATGATGCAGCGATGGCAAATGCTACACAAAAACAGGTTAAAGCTAGTAAAGCACCTAAAAAGAAACAAACTTCTAAAACTGTTTTGAGAAAAGGAACATCGCAGAGTAAAGCGGAAAAACAGGCTATGGCAAAGAAAAAATTAGTAGAAAAATCTATACAAAAAGATGGATCTATTAGTAGACAAGCTGCCGTAGATTTAATTCTCGATTCATTTAGATAGGTAAATAAAATGGCACAAGTAACATCAACAACTGCGATACAGTTGGTAAATAATATTCGTGAAGATCTTGGAGATGTAATCTTTAATGTATCTCCTTTTCAAACTCCTTTTACATCTGGTATTCCTCAAGCAACTGCAACTGCTGACAACCATGAGTGGTTGACTGACAGTTTAGCTGCTGCATCAACAACTAATGCTATTGTTGAAGCTGACGAACAAACTGGACTAGCAGGTACTGCTCGTACTCGTAAAGGTAACTTCGTACAGATTTCAAAGAAAACTGTTGCAGTTACTAAGAAAGCAGAAATGTTTGATCGTGCAGGCGTTCCAGGTAAGGAAATGGCTTATCAGTTAGTTAAGCTAGGTAAAGAGTTGCAAATGGATGTAGAAGCACAAACTCTACAATGCTATGGTACAACTTCTGCATCTGTTGCTGGAACTATCAATGCTACAAAACGCCAAGGTACAGCTACATTACCAGGTGTTTCTGCTGCTTTTGGTTCTTGGATTAACACTAACGAAGAAGCAAATGGCGGTACTGAAAACACAGCATCTGATGGAACAACTGTTCCTCAAGTTGCTGGTAGCAATACACAATTAGACGAAACTAAATTGCAAAATCTTTTAGATGGCGTTTGGAATAACTCTGGCGATTTTACTAATACTAAAATCATGGCTTCTGCTGCTACAGTTACTTCATTAAGAGCTTTAAAAGGTATGGCAACTGATGTTAATACTGATGCTTCTACAGGTGAAATTATCGCAAGAGTAGCAGTATATCAATCTCAGTTTGGTCCTATTGCTGTTGTTCCTAACAAGCATATGCCAGCTAATACTATGTATGTCATGGATTACAATACTTGGGGTATTGCATTTGGCGGTGGTAATAAAATTCATACTACTGACATTTCAACCAAAACTTCTGCTGAACAAAAACTTTTAGAGTGCTACTACACTTTAGAAGCTCGTTCTGAAGAAGCTAATGGTGCATACTACAATATTGCTTAATATTAACCATTAAGGATGGGGAGCTTTTGCTCCCTTTCCTCTTATCTAGGAGAAAATCTTATGCCAATGGGTAAAGGTACATATGGATCTAAAGTGGGCAGACCACCTAAAAAAACCAAAAAGAAAGTTAAAAAAGGCAAAAAATAGATGATGAAAAAAAAATCAACTAAAAAAACCTTAACAACAAAACAAAAAACTCTTCCTAAGTTTTTGCAAAAAAAAATTATGAAAAGTAAAGGCAAAAAGAAGTAATGGCTAAAGTAAGAGTCAAAAAAAAATCTAAGTCAAAAGTAAATGAGGCTGGTAACTATACACAGCCTGGTATGCGTAAAAGACTTTTTAATAAAATAATGGCAGGTAGTAAAGGTGGTAAGCCTGGACAATGGTCTGCTAGAAAAGCTCAAATGTTAGCTAAGCAATATAAAGCTGCTGGCGGAGGTTACAAAAGTTAATGGCTCTTAAAAAAAGTCAAAAGTCTTTAAAGAAATGGACTTCACAAAAATGGAGAACAAAGTCTGGTAAAAAATCATCTGAGACAGGTGAAAGATATTTACCTACTTCTACTATCC